CAATTGGAGACGATTTTATTGCCAATGCTGCAACGTATCGAAAAGATGGAGCAGGAGATCGAATCACTGAAGAGACCGCAATTGATGTACCGCCCGCCGTCTTCGACGCAGTATCAGACGATAGCTGAGACTTTAGATTATCTGCATAATAGTATTGAGGAGATACAATGCCAAATATTGTTGGACCAGAAACAGTAGATACTTTAAGTATCGATGGAAATTGCGAATATCCCTCAGCGCCTCTTGGAGGTACGCCATACGTTTCACCGAATGTATTTGCTGAGGGTGAAGCAGTAGAAATATACAATTCATTAAATTTACCAGCACAAGTTACTGGGATAAAGATTAATCCTTTAATTCCTCTGCCATGCCAACCAGGAATACGAAGGATCGATCCAGTAATTAACAAGAATGTGTTTATCAATGGACAGTTATTCGCAGTTACTGGTGATGAGGCAGATTTACTTACTGGAATAAGTACACCAAGGACCTTGACAGGACCGTACAGTTATCCTACAATACAGATTGGAACACAAACAATAACAGGAGCATAATTATGGCACGAAGCAAAGTTGGTGTAAGTGGTAACAAGATTATTGAGTCGAAACCCAAAACCACGCGGCAAGGAAGCAGCAAGAACACAAAATATTCTGCTACCAGTCGTAATTCTGCTAAGAAGCGTTATCGGGGACAAGGAAAATAATGAAAGATTTACTGTTCATCTCACAGGATAAAGAGATGGCACTCATTCAGGAGATGTCATACAAGATCAAAATGTCTAATTGGGATATTCACCCCAGTAAGACATGTTTTTTGTGTGTTTCTCCTGATTACTCAAGTATTGTAACTCAACATCTCTCGCATTCACTAACAGTGGATCGAGAGATTTTTCATATTGAGGCAGTAAATGTGCCATTTCCTGATGAAAATCCCTCTCCATACATGATTAACTTTGAGTTAAATTTTGCAGAGTGGTTGTTAGACTGGGACAACTTTGTGTTATGTGAGGCAGGTGTCATCAGAGGTGGCAACTATACATGGATTACTCAGAGTATGGAGAAGTTCTCCGAGAAGAATTACTACACATTATCTCTTTGTGAGAACGTTCGTAGTAAATATAAGAGTGATCTGGTTTCATTGTATTATGATGATAATGTAGAGGATTTACACTTTTGGTGGGAGAGACCTAACAATCATTGGACCTAAGCGCCGAAAACGCCGCGCAAAAGGGATAGCAACCCCGTAAAAAGTTCTAATCAAACTTTCTAACGGAGAAAACCAATGGGACTATTTCCAGTAGACAAAAGTGAAGAGTTTATCGAAGAAGGTATGACACTGATCACCGAAACGGACAGTGATCGCCTCTTAGATGCCGCTACAAAGCAGCGTAGAGCAAAGAAGAGGGACGAACTATATCCTCTTCCAGAAGACCGCATGGAGCGCCCTTGTGGAGGTGCTGGTGGTTTTGATGATTTTGTAGAGCGTTGGCACGAGTGACCTACATAGATGATGGGATAAATATAAAAAAATTCTCATCTAATGCCTCAATCGTTTACTTACAAGGATTTAAATGTGACATTCAAGAAGCATCCTGTTACGGATGACTTGATTGTCTCGAAAGATTCTGCTGCGATTAAGCAAGCGATTTCTAATTTATTATTAACTGGCACAGGAGAAAGGTTCTTTCAACCAGAACTTGGATCAAAAATTCCTCGTTTGTTGTTTGAACCTTTTGACTTTGCATCAAGTGCTTTGATTAAGGACGAGATTAACAGAGTTTTAGTTAATTACGAACCAAGAATAAAAATTGACAGAATTGACGTATTTCCAAATTATGATGCAAATGGTTATGATGTTGACATGACCATAATAATTCTTGGCAGAGAGGATGAGATCATTGGAATAGATGTATTCTTAGAGAGAACACGATAATGCCATATACACAGGTATCTAATTTAGATTACGATCAAATAAGAATAGCTCTTAAAGAGTACATCAGTAGTACATCGGATTTTACCGATTATGACTTCGAAGGTTCTACTTTAAGTGTTCTATTAGATGTTCTCGCATATAACACTTACTATACAGCATTTAACACCAACATGGTTGTTAATGAGATGTTTTTGGAGTCTGCAACTCTAAGAGACAATGTTGTTGCACTTGCAAAGCAACTTGGTTACACACCAAAGTCAGTCATTGCACCAACAGCAAAGGTATCCTTCACTGCAACATTCAGTGGATCTGTTCCTGTTGACAGTCAAATTGTTTTGAAGAAGGGAACTGGATTTATTGCAAACTATGATAACACGTTATATCAGTTTTCTGTTGTTGATGATATTAAGCAGGCAATCGTTTCAGGATCTGCTACATTTGACAATATTGAAATAAGGGAAGGAACCTTAGTAACTAACACTTATGTTGTTAACACATCTCTAAAAAATCAAAGATTCATTATAGAGAATCAAAACGTCGATACAACTACAATTAGAGTTAGAGTTTATCCAAGTGCTCAGACAACACTATTCGAAGAGTATAAGTATGCAAATAATATTTTAGATGTTGATCCAGAATCGAAGATTTACTTCTTAAGTGAAATTGAAGATGAAAGATATGAAATTTTCTTTGGTGATGGTGTTCTTGGAAAGAAACTTGAGAACAATCAAAAAATTGAAATATCTTATCTTATTACTAATGGATCAGATACTAATGGCGTAAAAGAATTTACTTTCAACGGCGTATTCTCAGATATCACTGGTAATACAAATTATCCGTTCACTGTTTCGATCAATGCATCTCAAACTCAGGCAGCAGCAGGAGGCGCTGAGATCGAAGGTATCGACAAGATCAAGTATAATGCTCCAAAGTACTTTGGAACGCAGAACAGGGCGGTTACAGCACAGGACTATGCTGCTATAGCAAGGAATATCTATCCTGCAATTGCAGACATCATTACATTTGGTGGTGAGGAGCAAGATCCACCTGCATATGGTCAAGTGTTCTTAGCAATCAAACCATCAAATTCTGCCTACTTATCGTCGATTACTAAACAGCAAATTAAAAAAGATTTAAAGAAGTACATGGTTGCTTCTGTAACACCAGAAATTTTAGATCCTTCAATTCTTTATATTGAACTTGATAGTAAAATTTACTATGACACTACAAAGACAGAAGAATCACAAGAACAGATAAGATCAAAAGTTATTTCTGGAATTAACAGTTATATCCAAAAATCTGATACAGAAAAATTTAACGGCAAATTTAGATACAGTAAATTTGTTGGTGTTATTGATGATGCAGATCGTTCAATTAATTCAAACCTCACAATGGTAACAATGAGGAAAGATTTCTATCCTCAAATTAATTCGACCTTCTATTATGAGGTTTGTTATCAAAATGCATTTGATATTGATTGTGACAATCCAGTAATGTCATCGACTGGGTTTGTAGTATCAGAATATCCAACAAGGACGGTATATTTGGAAGATAGGGGTGGCAAAATTGTCCTATATAGATTGGATCCTCTTACGGGTAGCAAGATCGTTCTGAATGATTCTCAGGGTGATATTGATTATGAAAAAGGTGAAATCATGCTCTATGATTTGACTATTATTAAAGGTAGTTTTGCCGACAATAAAATTGAACTGAGAGTAAAACCAAGATCAAACGATATTGTTGCGAAAAGAGAAGTCTACTTGGATGTAGATGTTCCAAAGAGCAAATTTCAAGTATATCAAGAGTAACTTAGATGGTCGTTAAGAAGAGGCAGATTTCTTATCTTATTGAGGATCAGCTCCCCTCATTTATCTCCACTGAATACCCACAGTTTGCTCGTTTCTTAGAGAAATATTATGAGCAAATTGAGTCTCAGGGGCAACCTCTTGATGTGATTAATAACATTGAGAAGTATAAAGACATTGATTTCTATGAAGAGAACTTATTAAATCAAAGTTCTTCTTTTAATGGCATTATCACGCCTTCAGATACTACTATTACACTTATTGATGGTTCTTCATTCCCAGAAAAGAATGGGTATATAAAAATTGATGATGAAATTTGTTTTTACAAATCGAGAAATGGAAATGTTCTTTCTGAGGTCAGCAGGGGTGTAAGTGGCAATACCACCCTTGGTGATTTGTATGAGAGCACAGAGTTTGTAACAACACAGGCAGCATCGCACCAAAGTGGAACTCTTGTATACAATATTAGTAATTTGTTCCTGTATGCTTTTATTAAAAACTTTGAGTATGAAAACCTTGCTTCTTTTCCAGAAGCATATTTGAAGAGAGAAATTGACAAGAGAACTCTCATTAAAAATATTACCGATTTTTATAAGGTAAAAGGAACTGAAACTTCAATTAAGTTTGTTTTTAATTCTATTATTGCAAGAGACATTGAAAATGTCCCTACAACTTACAACCCAAAAGATTACACGCTTAAAGCATCGACTTCAGATTGGACCACTACTTACTCGTTAAAAGTAAAGTTAGTTTCTGGCGAAATTGCTGATTTGATTGGCAATCAGATCGTTCAAAATGATGGACTTGGAAATTTTGCATCCGCTATTGTTGATAATGTTAGACCAGCAGGTGGAATTGATGGCGAGCAGATGTATGAAGTTATTTTGAATCCAGCAACTGTTAATGGCAAATTCAAATCTGCTTCAAGAACTAAATTAGAAAAAAATATCTCATCCTCTGCAGTAAAAGGAGATAGAGTAACTGTAGAATCTACTCTTGGATGGTCAAATGCTGGATCGTTCTATGTCAATAATGAAAAGTTTACATTTGTCGAAAAGAACGTAAAGCAATTTTATATTGATAGCAGATCTTCTTCGTCAAGTCATTCTGCAGGAGAAACAATCTATGATTATGTTCCAGTAAAATATGGAACAGTGGAATTGATGACATTTGGTGTTCTTTATAATTTAAGAAATCAAACTGCTTTGCCTTATTCAGAAGTTGGTGATAGTATTCAAATTTCTGGTCCAGGTTTTGAAACAAAAGATAGAGTCATATATGATTTTTCGGATGATACTGTAAGGTGGTTTGTAAATGAACTAAACACTGCACCAACGGCACTTACAAATTCAAATCTTCAATCTCAATTGCAGAAGTACATTGCTGATGTATCTGCGATATATGAAGATGATCAGTTTTATTATATTTGCTCTTCTGGTTATCCCTCTTATGATATTTTAACTGCTGGTGTCTCTGCTTCTTTAGTAGATCCAAAAAATTTAAAAATTATAAGAAAAGTTCCAATTCAAACTACCGAAGTATATGAAACATCACAAAAAGATGTTGGTGTGTTTGTTGATGGTTCTTTAGCGTTTAGTTATAAAGACGATGAGTTCGTTAAGTATGGGAAAATTGTAAAAACTTCAATAACACAGAAAGGATCGGGATATAAAAATGCTCCTTATGTTTTGATTGATAATGTTGCTGGTAAAGCAACTGCTGTTCGCTCTGGAGAAACTATTGAGTCTATTGTAGTTGATGATGATACGATTTACACTCAGGATCCAGAAATTACTATCACATCTGGAAGAAATGCCGAGATTAGAGCAGTTGTAACTAATGGAGAAGTAACAAGTCTTGTAATTACAAATCCAGGAGAGTATTATTCTACTCCACCAACTTTAGTCATTACTGATAGAAGTGGTAAAGGAAGGTTTGCTTCTTATCAAGCAGTTGTCTCCGAATCAGGTCAGATTGTTGACTATGTTCAAGTTGATAAAGGAAAACTCTACACCCAAGCAACTACAGAAGTTTCTATTATTCCACAGGGCAGTGGAGCTGCTGCTACAGCACAAATAAGAAGATGGGTAAAAAATAGATATAAAAAATTCGAATCATCCCTTGATGGGGCAAATGGTTATATCTTTGATGACCTTTTTACTTCTAACGGAAAAAGATACGGTATTGTTGCAAATCCACTAAAACTGAGATATAAAGTAGGAGATAATTTAAATTCTTTATTACAAGAACCATCAACCAAAACACACTCAAAAATTCTTGGTTATGCTTATGATGGTAATCCAATTTACGGACCTTTTGGATATTCTGATCCAGGAGATTCCACATCTGCTATTTCCAGGATAACATCTGGTTATAATTTAAAAACTTCAAGAGCAGATGGTCCTTCAACAACAACTTATCCATTGGGAACTTTTATCGATGATTATCAGTGGACGCAATCAAAAGACACTGGAAGAACAAAATTAGATAAAAACAATGGAAGATATTGCATAACTCCAGAATATCCAGAAGGAACTTATGCATATTTTATATCAACAGATTCTTCAAACAATCCAACTTTCCCATATCTACTTGGAGAGAATTTCTATTCTCTTCCAGTAAGTTCTAACTATGATTCACTTCTTTCTCAAAATGAAGTGCCAAGAAGTAGTAGAAGATTAAATTATTCTGATTATACTGCTAACGGATATAATTCTTCAGCACTGATAAAATCAATCACGAAAGGAACTGTTTCTGGAGCTTTGGTCGAATCATCGCCAAGTATTTTTTCTGTTGGAAATCAAGTTATTATCGACCAGAATTCAACCACTTCTGGATCTGGAGCTGCCGCATCAGTCAAAGAAGTTTATGGCAAAGATGTTGATGCAATTGAAGCACTACAAACAAGAGTTGTAAAGGTAACAACTTCAGAACCTGTATACTTTTTTGATGGTGATACAGTAACTCAAGAGATTACTGGTGCAACTGGAACTGTTTACGGAAATTCATTTAATACCACTGAGTTTGTTCTAAGGTCTGTATCTGGAACATTTAATACAAACAACCAGATTAACTCAAATAGAACAATTCAAACCTTAATTTTAGATAAGCAAGGAGATTTCTCTGCTGGTTCTACCATAAGTCTTTTTGATGGTGTTGATTCTATTATTGCGACTGCACAAGTTTTAGAAACAATCAATAATCAAAATTCTCTTAAAATTTCTGTTCTTACTGGAACTTTTATAGTTGATGATGAATATTCAATCGTAAGTAACAATCTAACTGACACTCCTGGAACAAAAATTCTATCAATTTTAGATTTAAGCAAGGATATTGATGTCTTTTCATTAAAAACAAATGTTGCTTTAGTGAGGACTGATGGAGAGCATCTGCTTGGCGTTAATGATAAAGTCAACATCACGATTGATCCAGATGACTCTATCACTGAAACAACTTACTATGTAAGAAAGAAGAAATATCAAACAGTAAATCTATTAACACCTGGATATTTTTCAACTGTCCAAGATACTGGTATTGGAAGAATTGATACACTTGTAGCGGGATCTAATTATGCATCTACTACATATGGCGGCGGAACCTTTACCGATGTGGAGGTTTTATTCTCTAATCAAAATAATGCAAGAAATGCTATCGGACAAACTGTAGGAAATACATCCGATGCAGTAATTGGAATTGAAGATGCTGCAAATAATGCGAAAGCAACCGTTACAGTTGGATATACAAAAACAGTTTCTGCATCTAATAGTGCAATCAATACCATTACTGTTAATGATATTTCTAACATATTTGTTGGTCTTTCAGTCAAAGGACAAAACATTGCTAATAATACAGTTGTATCATCTGTTAATGTTGATACAAAGGTAATTACTCTAACAAATTCTGGAACCAATAATATAATTACTGGGTCTGTTACTTCAGTTGTTTTTAACCCTGGAGTTATTTCTTCTGTTATTATCACAGATAAAGGACAGGGATATAGAAGAGG